ATGACCGCGAACGGGTTTCTCGAGCGCGACACCAAGATCAGCAAGGGGTGGCGCGACGAAGCCCGGCGGCTCATCGACCGGGACCGCGTTCCCCTCGATGAGGCTTTGAAGGTCCTCGACTGGTGCCAGGCCGACCCGTTCTGGCGCAAGAACATCAAGTCCCTCGGCAAGTTCCGGACCCAGTACAGCACCCTGCGCATGCAAGCCCGCGACGCCCGCGCCCTGCCTCCGGACGAGTCCAGCCGCTTCGACGCTGTCGAGGAGAACACAGGTGGCTGGGATGTCTGACGAGTTCGAGCGCATCCACCCGGCCGACATCCCCGCCGAACAGAGCGTCCTCGGCGCGATGCTCCTGTCACCGGACGCCATCGGCGCTGCAGCCGAGCAGGTCCAGCCAGATGACTTCTTCCGCCCCACACACCAGGAGATCTACAAGGCAATCCTCGACCTGTACGGCCGTGGCATGCCTGCCGACCCGATCGCGGTCCGGGCGCTGCTCGAGAAGAACGGGCAGCTTCACCTCGTCGAAGGTGGTGCCTACCTGCACACCCTGATGACGACGGTGCCGACCGTGGCGAACATCGCGACCTACATCGCCGAAGTCGTCGAATGCAGCACCCTCCGAAGGCTGATCCGCGCTGGCACGCAGGTAGTCGAGATGGGCTACCGAGGCCGCGGTGACGTTGACGGCGTGATCGCCGAATCCGAAGCCGCGATTCGCCGCGTCAGCAAGATCGCCGACTCCCGCATCTCCGATTTCTCCACCGCCGGCGCGTTCGTCGACCAGCCCGATGACCGCAACGAGACGATCATCCCGGGCGTCCTCGAGGTGCAGGAACGCGTGATCGTTGTCGCCTCTGAAGGCGCAGGCAAGTCCACCCTGGCCCGGCACGTGTGGGTGTGCGTCGCCGCAGGGCTGAACCCGTTCTCGTTCGTTGAGATCCCGCCCAAGCGGACTTTGCTGGTCGACCTGGAGAACCCTCCCGGCCTGGTCCGCCGCAAGGCGCGCGGGCTCGTCACCCTCGGACGTCAGGTGCCCGGGTGGGACGACGACCGGTGTTGGCGATGGACCCGCCCCGGCGGGCTCGATCTGAAACGGCCACGCGACCAGCACCTGCTTGACCGTGCGATAGCCGATGCCCGCCCGGACCTGATGCTGATGGGCCCCTTGTACAAGAGCTTTGTGGACGGCGGTGAGCGCGCTGAGCAGCTCAACTCGCAGGTAGCTGCGTTCCTGGACCAGATGCGCGAGAAGCACGGGATCGCCCTGTGGCTGGAGACTCACGCGCCGCTCGACCAGGCCGGCCAACGCTCGCTGCGCCCCATGGGCTCCGGTGTCTGGTCCCGCTGGCCTGAGTTCGGGCTCGCGCTGAAGAAGTCCAAGGACGAGAAGGACCCGCCGCACACGCTCATCATCGAGCGGTTCCGGGGGGACCGCGACGAGCGCGCCTGGCCGGACAAGCTCCGACGCGGCAGGCCATGGCCGTTCGAAGGTGTGTTCGGTGAGGATGCCTACACAGACCCGCGGTCGTACAACGACACCCAGCGGCAGCACAGTCCTGCATGCACCGAGTGCGGCAACCGGATTGCCCCGCTCTTCGCGGCTGACGGCTCGACCGTGTGCACCACGTGCAAGGCCAAGAGCGGACGCTGCGAGTCATGCGGCTTCGACGTCGACAGCGTCGGCCACGAATCCAACTGCGGGACGCCATGACCACCTACGACGACCCTCGGGCCAAACAGCCCACCCTTCTAGCGGCAGGAGACCAGCCCATGCCCGAGACAAGCCGCGCGCTGCACTACAGCGCCGGACAGTGGACTGAAGGCGCGGACCCCGTCATGGACGCCTGGCGAGACGCCAAGTTGGGCACGAGCGAGGAGGACCTCCTCGAGAGCCTCGGATACGAGCCCATCTTCGAGATCGGGAGCCGGCCATTCGGCGGAGGCTTCGCCGTGTGGCGCCGGCCGCAAGGGCCACGGCACGTCATCGCGGTCAATGACGACCACCTCACCGAATACCTGTACGTGGAAGCCACGCCCGACCTCATGGACATATGCACGCGCTGGGCGACGCTCGCACGAGACGCAGCCATCACCGAGTTGCTGAGCCACCACAGCGGCATGTGGGAGGAACTCGTCCGCAGATCTGTTCGAGAAGCGCACCGGGAAGGAAATGGCCAATGACCACCACGACTACACCCACGATCGGCCTGTGCCCCTGCTGCGAAAGCGAGATCCGCCTCCGCATCAACGGGACCACCCAGAAGCACGACCGCCCCGACAGGCCCGGTACGCCCTGCCCCGGCGCTGGCGAGAAGGCCGCCGCGGTGCTGCCGCTGACTTTCCGCCGGTGGCTCAGCGCCCACAAGAACCGCCGCGATTGCCGCGTCCTGCTCATTGCTCGCGTCGCCCGTTACGCCGACCGGATCACCGACGACTGGACCACCGCCAACGACCTCGCCGACGCCATGGGCCGCCGCGGCGTCCACCCCGACGACCACATCGTGTACTGCCTCTCCGTGGCTGCCGAGGCGTACAACGCCCTCACCCCTGCCTAATCCACCAGCTCACCGACAGGAACAACGAAAGGAGTATCCCCGTGTCCGACTACCCGTTCGTCATCACCGTCTTCTGGGCGATCGGCGTGAACGTCTCCGCAATGGCCGCCGTGTATGCCGCGATCGTCGCGGTGGACGTGTCTGTCCGCCGGCTACGCCGCTGGGCTCGTACCAGGAAGGCAACCTCATGACCGACGTCACGTTCGTTCGCATCAACGGCATCGCCGCTCGGACGATCCTCGCAGTCCGAACCTCCGAGCTCGAGGAGGTGGAAACGCACCTCGCCTCACTGTTCGGCCCCGTCCTCGACCGCGTCAGCAGAGAGGCGCTCCCTGGGGTTGCGGAACTCATGGCTGCCGACCTGGACACCTACTCGCGGGAGGCCATGCCCGTCGGGACCACGGAAGGCGACGACTGGACCTCGTGGAGTCTGCCCGCGCCCGCGCCGGCGGTGGCCCCGATGACGAGGCAGACCACCATCACGGCCGGGCCCGCTCGAACCGGGCCCGGCCACCTCGGGAGCATAGAGGGGAGACCACAGTGAGAGTCGATAGTTGGTGCTTGCGGGCCACCAGGGAAAGCTTCGGCGACCTGTACGAGGTTTATTACGCCGTACAGGGCGGCTACGTCCGTCACATTCGGCACCGCGGCGGCGCGTTTCGGTACTACTCCGAGGCTGAGGCGTACCAGATGGGGCTCGAACTCAAGCGGGCTCACCGCTGGGTCAGCTTCACAGTGGAGTTCGTACCGGCGGACGCTCGCGCAGCCAACCTTGCGGGTACGGGAGGCCGCGCGTGATGCCCCGCCGCGTGAGGGTGGAAGGCGACCGGTTCCACCCGCGCTTCCCGGACGGCGCCGAGTACGTCGGACGGGAAGCGCCCCACCTATCACGGTCCCCGTTTCACAACCCGCACCGGCTGGAGAAGCCATGCAAGGTGCCGACGTGCCACGGGGTCGTACACGAGCGCGACGAGTGCCTACGGATGTTCCGCGCCCACCTCGCCGAGCACCCCGAACTCGTCGAGCGGGCACGGCGGGAACTGGCCGGTAAGGACTTGGCCTGCCGGTGTGGCCTCGACGAGGCGTGCCATGGAGACATCCTCCTCGAGATCTGTGCGTCCGCGGAGTTCTCATGACCACCGACCAGGGCCGCGAGCTCCACGCCCTCGGCGACCAGGTCGACCAGGCCGTCTCGGAGCTCCTCACGCTGTGGCCACAGCTCGCGAGCGCGCTCGAGCGCGACCAGGGCGGCCCGGCCAACGAGCGGGTCACCACGACCGCCAACGTCCACACCATCCCGGTGAACGGCGACGTCCTCGCCGCGGTCCAGGAACTCGACAGGGACGCGTGGCCGGCCGTGTGGAAGGCCCGTGACGTCCTCGGCGAACCTGGCGGCCGGATCAGCATCGAGGAGACGATTCGGTCGACCGGCGTGCTCTTCAGGCGCTTGGTCGGCCGTGAGAAGCCGCAGGACGCGAAGCGGCTCGCGCACGAGGTGTTCCGGTGGCATCGGCTCGTCCGTACAGCCATCGGCCTGTCACGCCGCGCACAGCCGCTCCGAGGCGACCGGGGTGAGATCCGCTGCCCGCTCCACGACGACCCGGTCACCACCCTCCGGCAGCGTGGCGACGAGGGCACCTTGCACGACCGTCGCGCCAGCGAGCGCATCACCTGGCGCTCGGGTGAGGGCGTGTACTGCCCTGACCGCGAATGCCGCGCCCGGTGGACACCAGCCGAATACGGGCTGCTTGGGCGCCTCGTAGAGGCTGCGGAGGAGCGACGGAAGGCCGAACGAGCGAGGATGAGCGCATGAAGGCGCTGACGCTGCGCTCGGAGTGCCTACTGTCGAAGTGGGGCTTCGGAGACGGGGACGAGCCTGACGCGCTCCTGGACGAGATGGACGCGCGCGGGATGGCCTACCTGACCAAGGAGCCGTGGCACGCCGTCCTGTGCACACTCGTCCGCGCGCACCTGCTGCCCGCCCTCGACCAGGAGGTCGAGGTTGTGGAGATCGAGACCAACCACAACCCGATCAGAGCCACCCGCGTGGATGGGATCGACGTTGAGGACGAGTGGTACAAGGTCGACGCGGCCGTCCGGCTGACCCCGGACCACGTCGACGTGCCCATCGACGTCGTCTTCGAGACCATTCAGCGCGAGCGAGAGAGGCCGTGCTGAGGTGGCGGCCGTGACGTGCGCTGACACTGCGGCGATCGCCCTGATGCTCGGCATGAGCGTCAACGCGGTCAGGATCCTCGCCCACCGCCACCCGGAGATCCTTCCCCGCCGTGGCCGTGACCACCGCGGCCGGACCCTCTACGCCATTGAGGACGCCGAGAACATCCTCAATGCGCGACTCGCCACGGCCTGAGTTGATAACTGCAGGTAACACGTGGTGAAATGGTCATCCGCACCTGAGATAGGTGTCTCCAAAGCCCGGACCTGCACAAGGCCGGGCTTTTCGCATGTCTGAGGTGATCACATGGCGATGACCCCCTGTGACGGCCAGATAGAGCACGGCGTACGCGAGATCGAGCCCGTGAACGGCTGGAGAAACTGGGAACCCACAGGTCAGACCCGGTTCGCCTGCAAAGCTCACGGCGTCACCATCGAAGGACCCCACGAGCACGTCGCCGACCTGATCAAACAGCACCTCCGCGCCCTCACCCCGGCCGCTGAGCGGCCTGCCTGGCTCTGATGGCAGCCAGCTCCGGGCGCAAAGGCCGCCCGTGGCGCCGAATCTGCGCCGAGATGCTCGCCGAATCGACCCTCTGCGACATCTGCGGGCACCTCGGAGCCAGCCAAATCCACCACGACCCACCGCGCAGCCGCCTTCTCGAGCTCCAGCTTGACCCGGAAGACCGGCAGTACCTGCGCCGCGCCCACGGAGGCGGCATCCGCTGCGAGGACTGCGGCCGGAACTGCAACCAGATGGCCGGCACCACGGAGGGCTTCGTGATCGTCGAGGGATCAAGGGACTGGTGATACCGATGAACCTCCGAGTCGACGCCCTCGTGCAGGGGATGCGCCTCATCCACGCCGAGCCCGCTCCGCGCCTCCAGAAGGCCCGCTGGTACGTCCTGGAGCCCCTCGGATGGGCTCGGTGCACCTGGCTGGAGCGACGCCGGTATCCAATCGCTCGGGCCTACGTGAGGCTGCAGCAAGCACTCGGCATCCGAGCCTGCCGGTCCACCGACAGCAAACTCCGGGTCGCGCTGCTCGAGCCATGGGAGTTCACCGGCTCCTACTGGGGCCGCTTCAAGTGCCGCACCCTGCACCGCCACAACACCCACTGCATCGGCGCCAGCGACCACTTCCCGGACCACATGCCCGGCCCGACCGGATGCGGGCACTGGTGACCGGTGCTCTACCAGCCCGACGCCTTCGTCCCACGCGACTGCCCGTTCTGCGGCTACGTGTTCATCCCAGCCGACGGCCACGTCTGGTGGGCCGATGAGCAGAAGGCGACCGCGATGCTGACCGGCCACGACCAGCGAGCCCACCGAGGCAGCCTCACACGATGGCTGCGAGCCGAGAGGGCTGCGTGATGGCGCTCTACATCGTCGTAGGCCCACCAGGCGCAGGGAAGACCACATGGGTCACTGAGCACGCCAAGGACGGCGACGTGGTCATCGACCTGGACCGCATCGCCTCAGCCCTCACCGTGCAAGGGGCAGACGGCCACACCCATGGACGCACTGTCCGCTCGGTAGCCCACAGGGCAAGGCTCACAGCCATCTCCTCGGCGCTCAGGTACGTGGACAAGGTGGACGTGTTCGTCATCCACACCAAGCCCAGGCCTGAGGCCATGGAGAAGTACGCACGTCACAACGCACAGGTGATCACCATTGACCCAGGTCAGGACGTGGTCATGCAGCGTTTGGCAGAGCAGCGCTCAGGCGTAGCCAAGGACGTAGCCCAACAGTGGTACGCCGAGCGAGACGCAACCCCAGCCAACGTGCAACCCTCACGCGAATGGTGATCACTGCATACTCATGCATGCATACGAGCCTGCATATACATGCATGACCCAAGTGCGATCACACATAGCTACACACAGCGTGATGCACAGGCGAGTGATCACGAGGACATACACAGAGCGTGATGCTCAGAGGGTCAAGGATCAAGCCTCTGGCCTGCACAAACACTATGTGTAACCCCCCCGGGGTCGAAGTCCATTTGAAGGGTGCCGGGGGACTGAGCCCGCAGCCTCCCTCTTCTCTCTCCGCGATTACAGAGCGTGAGATGTGACGGAGAGTGATGAATATCGATCTTGCATATCCATGCATCCCTATTCGGGGCAACTGGACTTCGACCGAATAGCGACGGGCGTGATCACCGTCTCCGGGCGCGCTCGCTAATCCACTCAACCGTACTTCGACCGGATTAGCGAGGGGGTGATCATGGGCAAGCTGGTGGACGCCGTCCAGGCTGACCTTGATCGCTGGGGACCCGCGGTCGCCGAGACCGCGCTGGCCGCGTCGGCGCTCGACCTCGCCCGGCGTCTCGACACCCCGGACGTCACCCCGACCCCGGCGAGCATGCTCCACGCCCAGCTCCGCGCCACCCTCGCTGACCTGCAGAAACTCGCGCCGGATCAGTCCGCGTCCGATGAGATCGACGACCTCGAGGCAAAGCGCAAAGAGCGCCGGAGCTCGGCGGGCCTCGGATGACCCTGCTCGCAGAGCCGCCGCTCCTCGGCGCCCAGCAGCCGCGGATCTGCGTCACTCCCGAGGCGCTGTCGTCGGCTGGGCAGGAGGCGTTCGAGCTGGCCGCGTCGGCGGGCCTGCACCTGGACCCGTGGCAGCGGATGGTCCTGGACGTGGCGCTGGGCGAGCGGGCCGACGGGAAGTGGGCCGCCTTCGAGTGCGCCTTGATCCTCGCTCGCCAAAACGGCAAGTCGGCGGTGTTCGAAGCCAGGGTGCTCGCCGGATTGTTCCTGTTCAACGAGGCCTTGATCCTCTATAGCGCGCACGAATTCAAGACCGCTACCGAGATGTTCAAGCGGATCTTGGCGCTGATCGAGGGCAACGCCCAGTTCCGCCGGCGCGTGAAGACGGTCGCCAGGTCGAAGGGCGAGGAGGGCATCGAGCTCCTCGGCGGGCAGCGCCTGCGGTTCGTCGCCCGCTCGACTGGCTCGGGCCGTGGCTTCAGCGGCGATTTGAACATCTGGGATGAGTCACAGCACCTGTCGGACGCCTCGGTGGACGCCCTGATGCCGACGATGCTGGCCCGGCCGAACGCGCAGCTGTGGTACGGCGGGTCGGCGGCCGACAAGGACTTGGCGCCGTGCGGGCAGATCACCAGCGTCCGCAACCGCGCGCTTAAGGGTGGGGCCTCTGACCTGGCCTTTTTCGAGTGGTCAGCCGATCTGTGCACGGAGGAGTGCGCGGAAGGCTGCACCGAGCACGATGATCGCAACGACCCGAAGGTGTGGGCGAAGACGAATCCCGGCCTAGGCCGGCGGGTGTCGCTCGAGATGATCGCGCGCCTGCACACCTCGATGTCGGTGAAGGGCTTCAACCGGGAGATCCTCTCGGTCGGGAACTACCCGTCGAGGTCGGGTGGCTGGGAGGTCATCCCCGAGGCCGCCTGGCGCAAGGTGGAGGACGAGCAGTCCAAGGCGCTGGACCCGGTGTTCATCGCGGTCGATGTCACTCCTGATCAGGCGTACGCCTCCATCGCGATCGCTGGCGTCGGAGCGGACGGGCTGACGCACGGCGAGCTCGTCGACCACCGGTCTGCGACGGACTGGGTCGTTGACCGGGCGATCGCGATCAAGAAGAAGCAGAAGGCAGCAGGGATCGCGCTGGACCCGGGCGGCCCGGCCGGTTCGCTCGTCCCCGAGTTCAAGCGCCGCGGCGTGGAGCTGATCACCCCGACGATGCGCGAGGTGGGCAACGCCTACGGCAGCTTGTACGGGGCGATCGTGCGCCCGAAGGACGCAGAGCGGGGCTGGTCGCCGCGGATGCGGTTCCGGCCTCACCCCACTCTCACAGCGGCCGTTCAGGGCGCGACCACTAGGCCGCTCGGCGACGCGAAGGTGTGGTCTCGGCGTGACGAGACCGTGGATATCTCGCCGCTCATGGCGGTGACCATCGCGATCTGGGCGCATGAGAACCGGCCGCCACCCAGGCCCAAGCCCGTCGCAGGCCCGTCCAACAGGGTCGAGACCACCGACATGTTCCGGCCGACCGGCCGGCTGCAGATCTGAGGAGGAGCCGTGGAGATCCGTATTCGTGTGCCTCGCATCCCGGCCGGTGACGTGTCGAACCTGTTCGGCCTGCTCGGTCTGCTGGCCGTGGTGGTCGCTGTGGGCGGCCTCACGGGCAACGTGTGGTGGTCGGTGCTGACTGGCGGCGCGTTCGCTGTGGGCTTGGCGGTGCTAGCGCAGGTCGGCGCTGATGCCGCCGTACAGCCTGCTGCGGCCCCGTCCGTGCACCCGGTGGCCGCGGCGCGTTCGACTCCGGTGGCTAAGGCGTCATGAGGCCTCTGTTCGTCCCGGGCCGGCGCGGTGCACAGCGGGCAGTCGAGGCGACGGCTGAGCAGATCGTTGCCACCGGCGCGGCTGGTGGCGCGTGGGGCCTCGACCCGCTCGACAGCGATCGCGGATGGCGGCCGGCGGGGTCGACTGGCCGTGAGGTCCCGTGGTGGACGACGGAGAAGGCGCGGATCTACAGCGTCACCGCCTACCGGTCGAATCCCATGGCCACAGCGATCATCGACACCTACGTCGCGTTCTGCGTCGGCGACTCTGGCGTCACGTACCAGGCGTCAAACCCGCAGGTCAGGCGGGTGGTCGACGACTTCTGGACGGACCCCCGCAACCAGCTCGCGAAGCGCCAGGAGCTGCTGCTGCGCTCGCATCTGATCATGGGTGAGTCGCTGTACGAGATGATGACCGGCTCCATGTCGGGCGCGGTCCGGTACTGCCCGATCGACCCGGGCCGGATCTCCAGCGTGGACCTCTACCGCGGGAACCCTCTTTGGCCGTCGAAGGTCCACCTCGGCGGGACTGAGGGCGCCCAGGACGCACCGGGGTACTCGGTCGTGGCCGTGAACGACCAGACGGGCCTGCTCGAGGGTCAGGCGATGTTCTGGCCGTCGTTCAAGGCCCTGGACACCGACGTCCGCGGGACCCCGTTTCTCATGTCGGTGCTCGACCAGCTCGACTCCTTCGACACCGTGCTTTCCAACTTGATCGACCGGACGGCGCTTGCCCGCTACATGGTGTGGGACGTCACCGTGGAGGGCGGCCAGGACGAGGTCGATGACTTCGTGGCGGCCCGCGGCGGCATGCACGTGCCCCGCTCAGGGTCGATCGAGGTCCACAACGACGCGGTCAAGTGGGAGCCCAAGCACATCTCGACCGGCGCCGACGAGGACAGCGTCGCGGCCCGCCAGACGCTCACTCAGGTGGCGGCCGGCGCAGGCCTGGCGAGGACGTGGCTGGCGGACCCGGAGGACTCCAACCGGGCGACGTCGCTGACGATGGCTGAGCCCGTACGCCGGCGGGTCGGCGGGGTTCAGAAGCTGTGGCTGGACTACCAGACCGAGCTCACCGCCTACGCGATCGACCGGGCGGTGGCGGCCAAGCGACTGTCGGCGACGGTGGAGGCGCTCGACCCGCGCACGGGCGAGCGGTTCGAGGTGTCGGCGTCGCGTGCGGTGACGATCACGGGCCCCGAGATCGCGGCGGCGGACGCCCAGATCACCGCCCAGGTGCTCCTGAATCTGTCCACCGGCCTGGAGAAGTTGGTGCAGATCGGGGCGCTGTCGCGCGAGGGCGCGAAGATCGCGGCGAAGAAAGCCTGGGAAGACTACGTCGGCATCCCCTACACGGCCGACCTGGACTCGTCTGAGGCCGACCCTGACGACATCGCCACGGCGATCGACGACGCGCAGGCGACCGAGGCGCGTAAGGGCAAGCGCGGCAACTCCAAGGTCCTGCACGACTACTGGACCCGCGGTGAGGGCCTGGCGAAGTGGAAGACCAGCGCGCACCCGTGGACGACGCTCTACCGCCACCTGCTCAAGCACATGGACGGCGACGAGGACCTGGCGAAGCGCACGGCCGCCGATTGGTACCACGACGTGATGGGTCACTGGCCGAACCAGGGCGACGGCAAGAACAGAAAGTCCAGCTGAGGAGAGGGACGGACATGCAACTGACCAACGAGTTCCGGGCCGATGTCGCTCGGGCGATGGGCATGAAGCCGCGGGAGATCGTCGATGCGGAGGAGGCCGACGGCGGCCTGGTCGTCACCACGCACGACGGCGTCAAGACGCTTCTGACCGAGGACGGCGAGGTCAAGCCGTACGCGCCGTCGCCGGTGGAGGTGGCCAAGGAGAAGCTGGCGGAGATCGTCGACCAGCCTCCGGCGACGCCCGGCCCCGACGTGGTCCCGGACGCGTCGGCGAAGGACGTCCTGGCGTGGGTCGGGGACGACAAGGAGCGCGCGGCCCAGGCACTCGCCGCAGAGGAAGGCCGGGAGAAGCCCCGTAGCGGCCTGGTCGGCGACCTGCAGAAGCTGGTCAGCTGACATGACGCAGGGGCACGACACGTCAACGTGCGGCGGCTCGGGCGTCTGCCGGCTGTGCAGCCAGGAGGCGTGCACGCAGGCGTTCCGCGGTGCGGCCGGAGAGCCGGATGGGGAGCAGGTCGGCGACATCGTGACGTGCCCCGAGTGCGGCCACAAGTTCGACCCGCTCGAGCCGATCCCGATCCGCGTCACCGAGGCGACCGACTCCGACGAGGTCATGGCCTACGACGGCAAGACCGGCACCGGGTACGGCCCGCGCGGTGGCGACCCGCGGGTCAAGGAGCTGCAGGAAGCGTTGAACCGGCACGGCCTGGCCGACTCCAGGGCGAAGAAGCTGGTCGTCGACGGCAAGTTCGGGCAGCGCACCACGGCGGCCGTGGTCAAGGCGCAGCGGCAGCTCGGTGTCACCCCGGACGGGAAGGTCACCCCGGATCTGCTGCGGAAGCTGACCACCGCCGACAAGTTGGAGCGCCCTCGAGCGGGCGCGGCCAAGGCCAAGAGGAGAGGGATGAACCACTCGGAGGCCGTGGAGGCCATGGTCGGCGGCGCAATGTCGTTCGACGACGTCAAGGAGGCCGTACGCGCGGCGCTGCAGAAGCGCGCCAAGGCCGCGGCCCGCATGGAGTACTGCTGGGTCTACGTCTCCGACCTCACCACCTCGGAGGTGGTGTACGCGGCCGGTGGCGACGACCTGTTCCAGTGCTCCTACGAGATCACCGAAACCGGCGAGGTGACCCTCGGCGAGCCGTCCGAGGTCGTACGGGCGTACGCGCCCGCGCCCGAGGTCGCCGCCAGCGGTAACGAGGGCGACGGCGACTCGCTGACGGAGGCCTCCGATCGGATCTACGGCCGTGTCATCGAGGCCCTGGACGACGCGCCCGACGGCGGCCGTGTGTTCCGGGTGCGGATCATCGCCTACGGCGACTCCAAGAACGGCCGCCGCTACTCCGAGTCGGTGATGACCGCGGCCTCGCACCTGTACGAGGGTGCACGGGCCTACGACCACCACCGCACCGAGGACGAGATGCGGTCGTCCACGATCTCCGGCCTGGTCGGCTACTACCGGGACGTGGAGGCGGAGGCCGATGGCGTCTACGGGGACCTGCATCTGCTGCCCAGCGCGACGCACGCGGCGGAGTCCCTGGACGCCACGCTCGCCGCTCAGGCGGCGGGACTGCCTCCGATCATCGGTGTGTCCCATGACGTGATGGGCCACTACAAGCCGGTCGTGGCCGGCGGCCGTCGCCTGCAGGAGGCAACGGCCATCACGAAGGTGAACAGCGCTGACCTTGTGGCCGACCCGGCCGCGGGCGGGCAGGCGACGCGGATGGTCGCCGGAGGAATCGAAACGGGCACCGAGCCCGCTAAGGAGAAGGAGGGCGACGTGCCCACGAAGGAAGAGATCCTCGCGGCGTTCAAAGAGGCGTCGGATGAGGAGCTGGCCGGCATCGGCCTGGCTCGCGCGAAGGAAGCCAAGCCGGTCGACGCGCCGGTCGTGCCGGAGAAGGTCACCGAGGCCGCACAGCCGAAGACGTCCTTCCTCGGTCACCTGATGATCGAGCAGAAGGTCAAGTCGGCCGGGCTGCCCGAGGCGGTCGTGGAGTCGCTCACCGCCGAGCTGCCGGAGACCATCCGGGAGTCCGACGTCGACGCGCGGATCGCGTCGCTGAAGACCGTGATGGGCATCGCCGAGCGGGCCGGCCTGGCGCCGACCGCGGGCAGCGTCACCGTCACCCAGGAGGCGCACGACAAGAAGGTCGCGGCACTGGACGCGATGTTCGCCGGCGACTACTCGACGGGCTACCGGTCCTTCCGGGAGGCGTTCGCCGACTTCACCGGCAAGCGCCCGAAGTCCTTCGATGAGGACTACAGCCGGACGATCCTGCGGGAGTCGATGGGCACCTACGACTCCAGCGTCCGCTCCACCGAGTCGATGACGACCGCCAGCTGGGACGCCGTCCTCGGTGACTCGATCACCCGGCGGATGGTCGCCGAGTACTCGCGGCCGAACCTGCAGACCTGGCGGAAGATCGTCAGCACCATCGTGCCGATCAACGACTTCCGCACGCAGCGGATCGACCGGGTCGGCGGGTACGGGGTGCTGCCCACGGTCAACCAGGGGGCGCCGTACCAGCCGCTGACGAGCCCCACGGACGAGGAAGCCACCTACACGATCACCAAGCGTGGTGGCACCGAGGACCTGACCCTGGAGATGATCGCCAACGACGACCTCCGGGCCATCGCGAACATCCCCCGCAAGCTCGGCCTGGCCGCAGCGCAGACGCTGTACCGGTTCGTGTGGGACATCCTCCCCACCAACGCCGCCGTCACCTACGACAGCACGGCGCTGTTCCACACCAACCACGCCAACACCCAGTCGGGTGCGCTCAGCCAGTCGAACCTGTCGGTGCTTCGCCGGCGGATGCGGCAGCAGACCGCCTACGGCGACTCCAGCGACGTGCTGAGCATCGTGCCGAAGTTCCTGGTCGTCCCGAGCGCGCTCGAGGAGCTCGCGTTCCAGCTGTGCACCTCGGCGGTGGCGATCCCCTCGACCCCGGCTGGCCCCTCGGACACCCCGAACCTCCACCAGGGGCTCGAGCCGATCGTCATCGACTACTACTCCGACGCCGACGACTGGTACACCGTCGCCGACCCGACCATGTGCCCGACGATCGAGCTCGGGTTCTTCAACGGCCGGGAGACCCCCGAGCTGTTCACCCAGTCCGACCCGACCGTGGGCAGCATGTTCAACTCCGACACGCTGACCTACAAGATCCGCCACCCCTACGGCGGCACGGTGCTCGAGCACCGCGGCTTCCAGCGCGCCACCAACTGACCGACAACTCCCTGAACGCCCCGGCCACCGTGGCCGGGGCGTTCGGCTGAGCTCCCGAGGAGGGGCAATGCAGTTCAAGGAACTCGGTGGCGTGCTCCGTCACCAGGCGTACGTGCCGTCGCAGGCGACGCTGGGCACCGACGACAACTGGCCGGTGTTCACCGCGCCCGCCAAGCTCCAGATCGTCGGCGTCACGTTCGTGCCCAGTGCGGCGATCACCGCGGACGGGACGAACTACAGCGTCTACACCCTGACGAACAAGGTCAGTGGCGCCGGTTCGACCGCAGTGGCCAGCCGGTCGTGGATCGCGACCAACTCGGTCGCGTCCACCCCGGAGCCGTTCACCCTGAACGCGACAGCCGCGAACCTGCTGGTCAACGCGGACGAGTCGCTGGAGGTCGTGAAGACCCACGGCGGCAACGGCCTGGTCATCCCCGACGGCCTGCTGGTCATCAACTACAAGCTGATCGGTTCCTGATGACGGCGCAGGCCTCTGCGGTCAACGTCACCGGCGACGCCGCGGTGTCCGCGGTGCCGTGCACCTACCGGGGGTTCTTCATCGCCTCGGCGGCCGGTGCGACGGTGACGATCTACGACCACGCCTCGGCAGCGTCGGGCACCGTGCTGGCGTCGTTCACCCTCGCCGCCGGCGGGTCGCTGAGCGACGACATCGCCGACGGTGTCCGCTGCCTCAACGGGGTGTATGTGGACACCAGCGCCGCGGTCACTGGGCACGTGCGGATCGGCTGATGAAGACCAGGGTCCTGCGGACGTCGGCTGCGACCCTCGCCCACACCTTCGAGGTGGGCGAGGAGCCAACCGATTCCACGACGCCGGTGACGGTCGCGGTGACCGACGCCAACGGGACCGCGGTGACGTCGGGCACTGCGGTCTCGGCTGGTGTCGACTCCGGGCGGTACACCTTTCCGCTGCCTGGGCAGGCGCTGCTCGGGCAACTGACGGTGGCGTGGTCGGCGACGATCGCAGGCGCCGCGGTGGTGCAGACCGATGAGGTCGAGATCGTCGGCGGGTTCTTCTTCTCGCTCGCGCAGGGCCGGGGTTCCGACTCCTCCCTGTCCGACCCGGCGAAGTACCCGGCCACCGAGCTCGAGGTCGCCCGGCTGCAGACCGAAGAGGAATGCGAGGCCATCTGCGACCGGGCGTTCGTGCCCCGGTACGCGCGCATGGTCCTGGACGGCACCGGAGAGAGCGATCTCGTCCTGACGCACCCAGGCCCAGAGCGGTCCCTGGCGGACGTCCGCAGCATCCGCTCAGTGACGATGGCACCCCGGGCGGACGAGGCGTTCACAGCGTTCGACACGGCAGAGCTGGCGGCTCTGCAGGTCGCCGACGACGGCACGCTCCGCAGACTGGACGGCGCTCTGTTCACACGCGGCTACGGCAACGTCGTGGTGGAGCTGGAGTACGGGCTGCCTGCCCCGTCGGCCGATCTGGTGCGGGCCGCCCTGACACGGTTCCGGACCTGGCTGAACGTCGCCCGCTCCGGGGTGCCCGACCGGGCAAGCTCGTTCACCATCTCCGACGGTGGCACCTACAGGCTGGACATGCCGGGCCCGTTCAAGACCGGGATCCCACCGGTCGACGCGGCGTACGCCCGGTACTCAAGGCGAGACGGCGCCGGCGGCCGGAAGGTCCCGGCGTCACGGTCGCTGAACTTCGACCCGCAGTTCAGCTCGATGTTCCACGGTGGCCGCCGGTGAGCGGCACGTCGGCGGTGGCGGTGAAGCGGGCGATCGTCGCCAAGCTCGACGCCGTCCCGGCGCTCGGTGGCGACACCGATGTGCAGGTCGGTTACGGGCCGCCGACCCGTGAGGGGATCGAACGCCGGGTCGTCTACCTGGGCCGGGTGACGTTCAACCACAGGCCGATGGCGTTCAAAGCCGCGGCCGGCCGGCTGCAGCGGGACGAGCAGGGAACCGCGTCGGTGCACATCTTCGTGTGCCTGCCGGGCTCCACCGAGGAGGACGCCGAGGACGCCGCCCAGGTGCTCGGCACGGCGGTGGAGGAGGCGATCGCGTCGGACCCGAGGCTGGGCGGCGCGCTGCTGGTGACGGTGTCGGGCGGGGAGCTCGACGCATGGACGGATGACGACGCGGCGTACGCGGGGCTGACCTACCGGGTCGCGTTCCGGTCGCAGCTGACCTAGGAGGATTCATGGCTGAGATGTATGAGGTGCTGGCGGAACCCCCGCTGGCGATCGCCACGGTGATCGACCGGCACCGCGACAACTGCCCGCGCGGGTGCACCGAGCACAAGCACGAGCGGATCGACGTGGAGCTGGGCGGGACCTTCGACTCCGCGCACCTCGACCCGCGTACGAACGTGGACGCTCTCGTCCACTCGGGCCTGATCCGGAAGGTGGAACCGACCACCGCGAAGGGGTCGGGCAAGCAGGACGAGAAGAAGTAGCCCGATGGCGCCCATCGCACTCATCAACGCGGGGATCCTCGTGGGCGGCCACGACTTCACCGCCGAGACGAACAAGATCATGCTGTCCGGTGACTTCAACGAGCTGGAAGCGACGACGTTCGGATCACAGGGGTGGAAGGAGCGCAAAGCCGGTCTGAGGGACGTCAAGGCGGCGGCGGAAGGGCTCTGGCAGTCGGCTGCCACCGACGCCGTCGACCCCGAGGCGTTCGGCAACCTCGGCGTGATGGACCGGGTGATGACCGTCTACCCGGACGAGGTGGAGGCGGAGATCGCCTACCTCACACAGTTCGGGCTGTTCTCCTACCAGATCGATGGTCAGCTCGGCGAGCTGCTGCCGTTCACGCTCGGGCTGTCGGGCAGCAACAAGCATGGTCTGGTCCGGGGCCGGCTGGCCAAGGCGCCCGGCGCGGTCAACGCCACGGGCGTGCTGGGCTCGCCGGTGCAACTCGCGGCGGCCGGCGCCTCCCAGTTCCTCTACGTCAGCTTCCACGTGCTCGGCACCCCCGGTACGACCATCACTGTGAAGGTCCAGTCCGACACCGCCAGCAACTTCCCCAGCGCCACGGACGTGGCGACGATCGGACCGCTCACCACGGCCGGTGGCCGATGGATGACCCGGGTCGCAGGCCCGCTCACCGACACCTGGTTCCGCTTCAACGTCAGCGCGATCACCGGGTCGTTCACCGTCGCCGGCGCCATGGGCGTCGGCTTCTGACACTGCCGTTCAACCGGCCGCCTTCGGGCGGCCTTTCTCATGCAAAGGAGGGGCCGCCGTGGGATTTCTCGCCCTGATCGACGCCCGGATCGAGATCAACAGCGTGGTGATGTCCACCATGTGCAAGAAGGTGACCTTGCCGTTCACCACCGATGAGCTGGAGACCACCACGTTCGGCGGTTCCGGCTGGCGGACCCGCATCGGCGGCCTGAAGGACGCCGCGGTGGAGTTCGACTGGAACCAGGACTTCGCCTCGAGCCAGACCGACGCGCTGCTGTGGGACCTGTGGGACTCGGGCGCGGTCATCCCGGTGAACGTCCGGCCGACAAGCGCCTCGGTGGGTGCGACCAACCCCGAATACCAGGGGAACGCGCTGCCGTCCCAGTATCAGCCGTTCGACGCGAGCGTGGGCGACCTCGCTGGGGTGTCGACCAAGTGGCCGGGCTCCGGCGCCTGGGCCCGCGCCGTCGCGTAGGTGGCCATCCACCGGGCGGAACTCCGGGAACTCATCCGGGACCTTCACTCGATACCGCGGGAGGTGCGGGAGGAGCTCCGCCCGTCGGTGCTGGCGGCCGGCGGGATCGTCGCCGAGGAGGCCCGCCGTAACTCGTCCTGGTCGACGCGGATCCCGGACGCGATCTGGGTGTCGGGCCGGTTCTCCGGCGGCAACTCCGCCGGGGTGCGGGTCGCTGTGAACATCCGCAAGGCACCGCACGCCCCGTTCTACGAGGGCCCGCCCGCGGTGTTCTACCACTCCCTGTACGGCAACCGGCGGCACTGGTACCCCGAGGCCGCCCGGCCGTTCCTGAAGGTCGCCCTGGTCTCCAAGGCCGATGAGGCCACCGAGGTGATCGACGACATGGTCGCCCATGTCCTGCAACGCCACGGCTTCCGATGAAAGAGGACACCTTGACCACCACGCGCACGGCGAAGGCGAAGGGCCTGGCTCGGCTGAAGAGCCGGAAGCTGCCCGTCGCGGTGTATCACCTGCGGGCCGTCGACCCGGACGAGGAGATGGCCGCCCGGGACGGTGTCACCTCAGCCGAAGAGCGGCACACCGCCGCGTTGATGCGGAGCGACGAGGGCGCTGAGGCCGCGATCGCCAAGGCGCAGGCGGAGGTCGACCAGGCGAAGGCGGCCCTGGCGGACTGCTACCAGGAGGTGCGGATCCAGGCCCAGGAGCCGGAGGAGTTCGAGCGGCTCCTGGGCCTGCCCGAGCACAAGCCGCGTAAGGGCACCGAGGACACCCTGTGGAACAACGACACCTTCGGGAAAACGATGTTCCTGGTCGGTGTGCAGGGTGAGCTGACCGCCGAGGAGTGGGAGACCGAGGTCTTCCCTCAGCTGAGCCAGGCGGAGAAGGCCGGCCTGTTCATCAAGGCGCTGAACATCAACGCCCGGTGGGTGGACGGTTCGGTCCCAAAAGGCTAGACGCGGATCCGCAGTTCGAGCTGGAGATGGCGGTCTGTGACCGCTACCGGATCCCGCACAGCGAGTTCCTGTCCTGGGATGAGTACGACCGGGAGAAGGCCATCTGGTGGATGGTCCGCGAGCGGCAACGCTGCCGCGGGTGCGGCACCCGGCCAGAGGAGTGGGACCCCGAGCAGGGCGGCCACAAGGACGCCTACAGCGCCGGTACCCGCATGTGCCCCGGCTGTTTCCACCTGGAGACCGCACGCGAGGCCGGCAACGGCAAACAGGCCACCGGCATCCATCTGGTGCTGAAGCCGCGGAGGGAGGTGACCGGTGGAACGTCAGCTGAACATCGGCCTTGATGGCGACGATCAGGGGCTGGAGCGTGCCTTCCAGAGCGCGGAGAACGCCGCTCGCGCCTACGACCGGGAGCTGTCCCGGGTAGAGCGGCAGCAGGTCGCCGCCGAGTACGCCACCCGCAGGATCGGCAACGCGATCCAGCGCTACAGCCGCGACCAGGACCGCGCAGCGGAGTCCGCCCGCCGGGCCGGCACGGCCGCGCGGGAGGCGGCTCAGAGCGCGGAGCGTGCGATCAGGGACGCCGCCGACGCGACGGAGGAGCTGGCGCGCGGGGAGATCTCACAGGAGCAGGCAGCGCAGCGGGCAGCCGCAGCCGAGCGGGAGATCGAGCGCGCAGCGATGGCCGCCGCAGCCGCACACCGGGCAGCCGCACATGCAGCGGAGGAGCAGGCGGAGGAGGAGCGGCGCCTGGCCCGCGACGCGGAAATGGCCGGGCACCGGCAGCGCCTGGCGCAGCTGCGCGCGGCCGGCGCGACCGAAGAGCACGACAGGCTTCTGCACCAGCTCCGCTCGAGGTTCCCGGGTCTCGGTGATGACGGGGATGCCGCGTTCTCGCGGATGGGCAAGTCGGCGACGGCGGCCGGCGCGGCGATGACCTCGCCGACCGGTGGGATCGCGAAGGTCGCCGCCGGCCTGGCCGCGCTGCCGTGGGTGGCGTCGGCAGCCGCGACCGCCATCACCCTGGGCCTGGGCGGGGCGTTGATCGGCCTGGGGTTGAAGGCCAGTGCGGGGTCGAAGTCGGTCAAGAAGGAGATCGACGGGCTCAAGAAGCACATCAAGACCGAGTCCAAGGACATCGGGAAGCCTTTCGAACAGACCTGGCACGTGATCGCGGACGCCGCCCGCGACACCTTCGACGAGCTCATTCCCGACCTGCGGTCCGCCCTGGCAGACCTGGCGCCCTACGCGAGCGCGTTCGCCGATGACTTCATCCGCAGCTTCAAGCTAATCGGGCCCGCCCTAGACGATGTGGTGGACGCGGCCGGGCCGATGTTCAACGCGCTCGGCAACGAGATGCCGGGCCTGATGGGCAGGATCGCGGACGCGATCTCTCGTATCGCTGCTGCCGCTGACCCAGAGATGTTCGCCCGGATGGTCGACTCGCTCGGGTTGCTGATCACCGGCGCCGGTCACGCCATCGCGGTCCTGACGAAGCTCACCGGTGTCTTCCTCAAGTTCGGGCCCATCGCCATCGCCGCCCGCAACATCGACAAGGTCGGCAGTTCGCTGCGGAAGGTCGCGGGCGACGGCGTGAGCGCGAAGGACGCGATCGCCCTCGTCGAGGCGCAGATGGTCAGCTATGACCTCGGCGCCAGCGCCGCGGCGTCCGCGACCACCCTCATGGCGTCGGGCATGAGTAGCGCCTCGGGGAACGTCGGCTCGCTCGGCGCCACGATGAAACTGGCGTCGCAGACCGCCAAGGATCTCAGGGCTGAACTCGACAAGTTGGCGGGCAAGACGCTGACTCTGCGTGAGGCGTCCTCGGCCTACCAAGCCGCAGTCGACGCGGCGGCCACGAGCATCAAGCAGAACGGCCGGGAGATCGGCTTCAACACGGAAAAGTCGCGGGCAAACGAAGCCGCCCTGAACGCGCTGGTGACCGCAGCACACAACCAGTCCGTCGCGATGAGAGACAGCGGCAAGTCCGCTCAAGAGGTCGCCCGGCACATGAACACCGCGCGGGCCCGCTTCGTGTCGACCGCCCAGCAGATGGGCTACACCCGCAAGCAGGCGGAAGCCCTCGCGACCAAGCTGTTCGGGGTCAAACGGGCGGCCGACCAGATCCCGAAGAAGAAGCACACCAACGTCACCGCCAGCACCGGTCAGGCGCGGTCCGCGATCAACCAGCTCATCGCCGAGATGAGCGCCAGGACGATCAATATCGGGGTAAATCTCCTCGGCGGTGCGTTCGGCGCTGCCCACGGCGGTTACGTCGGGTACGCCACCGGCGGCCCGGTCAAGGGCTACCCGACCGGCGGCCCGGTCCGCGGCCCTGGCACGGCCACCAGCGACAGCATCCCCGCGTTGCTGTCCAACGGCGAGTACGTCATCAACGCCGCTGCGACGTCGCAGTACCGGCCGCTGCTGGAGGCCATCAACTCCGGTCGTACGGGCGGCTCGTCCACGCCGTCGCTCGGTTTGCCGCAGGGCGCCGCGGGCGGTGGTGGGCCGATCGTCGTCATCTTGGAGATGGACAAGCGCGAGTTCGGCAAGGCCGTCATCGAGCTCGGCCGCGGCTACTCCGATAACAACCACGGCCGGAACGCGTTCGCCACGGTGAAGAGCCGCTGATGCCGACCACCGTGATCCAGGAAGAAGCTGGCGTCGACACTGACGAGGACGTCATCGTCCGTGTGGACGACATCGTCGAGGGCTCCACGCTCATTGCGATCGTGAGCTGGCGGGCGGTCGACGGGACCCAGCCGAAGATTGCCGTTGGGGACCTGCGCCGGAACCTGTGGACACTACTCGGCACCTCCGACAATGAGGTCGACGACCTGCACTGCCAGGTGTGGGCGGCTCCGAACGTGACCACCGCGCCGTACGGGTGGACGCGGGTGCACGCTTCGGCGCAGGCGATCGGCGCCAGCGACGTCGGCCGGGTTCTGATGAGCGTCATAGAGGTGGACCGGCCGACGCACTACCTGCAGCTGGACAGTGCCCCGGTGGTAAATAGCGGGCACTCGGTCACGTCGCTTTCCATGTTGACGCCGACGCCGGGTGACGACTGCCTGATGATCGCGGTGCTGGCGCAAGACCTCACCACCCCAACGATCTCGGTGACCTCGCCCGGCTGGACGAGCCTCAGCACATTTTCCAGCGCCTCCACACCGCCGATCCGCCAGCACTCCATGTGGCAGGTCGCCAACACCGCGAAGACCGCGTCGTGGTCGTCGACGGCGCCTGTGGATCTGGCCGGGATCATCGTGTGCCTGCGGGAGGACGTGGCCGGCCCGGCGGTGGAACCCCCGCTCGGTGTGCACGTGGACGTCCAGCTGGCGCTCGGCTACGACCAGCGCACGCCCCTGTCGGCGATGAAGTGGCACTCGCTGACGACTCGATGCCAGAAGCTGCAGACCAAACGCGGTGCGACCGCCGACCTGGGCAAGCCGGAGTCGGGGAACGCAGACCTCAGCTGGACCAATGACGAGGGGGCACTGACGCCCCGGGAGTCGTGGTCGGCGACGGCGACCGCGACCGGCACCACGACGACCATTAAGGTGCCCGACGCCGACGCAGCCGATGTGGAGGACGGCGACTTCGTCCGGCTGTTCACCGCCGCCGGCGTGGCGAAGGAGGACACCGTCTTCCAGGTGTCCTCCACCTCCTCGGCAGCGGGCACCACCACGATCACCTTCTCCCCGCCGGCCGCCGCGGCGACGGCGTCCGGCAACCAGATCAGCAGCGTCCCGGTGGACATCTACACGCCGGGCCGGGCGCTGGTGACGGTCGACGACCGCACGTACCCGGTGATGGTGTCCAGTGCGGAACGGTGGCTGTCGCGTTACCTGTCCGGCAGCGTGGGCCGGGCTGAGGTTTCCCTGACCGACGTGTACTCCACCCTCGATGCGGCGCTGCCGCCGATCGCGCGGGCGGAGATGGACCGGGCCCGGCCGTACGCGCACTGGCTGCTGGACGACCCCGACGGGTCACCGGCCGCTGTGAACGTGGTGGCCGGTAGTCCTGCCCAGTTGGTGCAGTACGTCTCCAAGTACGGCGCCGGTAGCGCTGAGGCGGGTTTCGGGGCGTCCCTGCAGGAGCGCGGTGTGCATGGCATCCTGCCCGACGGCGACGTCATCATCGGCGACTCCGGGACCGGCTGGGCGCAGACCAGCCTGGTCGCTGCGGACACGCAGAAGGGCTACTGCCTGCGAGCCGACGACGACAACTTCCCGCCGATCACCGACGGGATCACGGTCGTGCTGGCCGCCGCGATCGACAACCAGCCGTACGCCACGTTGCACGCCACGATCCTGCAGCTGCGCAACAGCGCCGGTTCGGTCGCGAAGATCGCCATCGACTCCGCGACGCACCAGATCGAGGTCACCGTCTGGCACCAGACGACCAAGGCGCAGACGACCACCTCCGCATTCGTCACCCCCGGGCAGTGGAGGGTGCTCGCGCTGACGCTGACGCCGACGGCGTGGCAGCTCTACGACGGCGACATCTCCATCCCGACGATCTCGGGGGCGTGCAGCCTGCGCGGCGATTGGAACCTGTTGTCCGTCGGCGGGGAGGCGGACAAGTTCGGTGCGGGCCGCATGGTCAACGCCGCCTTCGGCCGGGTGGCGGTGTACCCGCGGGTGCTGTCCGGCCAGGAGTACGCCCAGATCAGCCGGTGCCTGAAGCGGGGCAACAGCGGTTTCGACTGGACCAACACGGTGATGGCCCGGTGGGCGAACTACTCCGGGTGGAACGGAACCCGGGTTCTGTCGGCCGCTGAACCTTTCCTGTCGGAGCAGACCGGGTTCGACGGTCGCAGCCTCGGGGAGTTCATCGGCGACGTCTCGACCTGGGACGACGGTCTGGCGTTCGTGTCGGCCGCCGGAGAGCTGTGCTACCGGTCCCGCCGAGAGCTGGACCTGCAGGAGATCCGGTGGACCCTCGGCAACCAGCCCGGCGAGGTGCCCTACCTGGGGGCACCGGAGTACGTCGACGACAAGCAGCAGCTGTTCCCCGTCGTGGAGATCGACAACACCTCACGGATCGGCCCCTCGGAGGATGACGTCTCGGGGACCGTCACGGCCATCAACGAGACTTCGGCCGGCCGGTACGGGCGGGGCCCCCTATCCCGGGACACCCACCTGCTGCAGCCTGAGGACGCCTATCACCTGGCGTGGTGGCTGGTCGGCCGGTACGGGGTGCGGCGCCCGCGTGTGCAGCAGTTGAGTCTCAACCCGCGTGCGCACACCGACGGCTGGCACGTGTGCCTCGGGCTGGAGATCGGCGACCTGGTCCTCGTCAACTGGACCCCGGACGGCGCGCCGGCCCGCTCGCAACGGTGCATGGTCCTCGGCATCGAGCACGACGCCGACCCGGGCGACTGGACCACGACACTGACGCTGGTCGCAGCCCCGGACCCGGTCGCGGTCCTGGACTCCGACCGGCCACTGGGGGAGGTGACCCTCGCGCTATGACCACCGCCCGCGTTCAACTGCCTGACGGCCGCGCGATCATCGCCATGGACGGTGTCCACCTGTTCGAGCCTGGGGAGCGGCTCCGGTCGGTAGTCCTTGAGACCGGGGTCGGCGGTGCGGTTGCCTACCACCGGTCGCGACCGCTGTTCCAGGGTGTCCGCACGACCGCGCTGAGCGTGCCCGCCTCCACCTGGACGGCCGTGCCGCTCGACAGTGAGCTCATCGACACGCACGACGGCCACGGCGACACCACGAACACCAGCCGGTACGTCCCGCCGTTTACGGGGTCGGCTTCGGACTGGTACCTGGTCAACGGGCACGTGCCGTTCGGCGGAGCAAACGGCGGTGTGCGCATCGCGGGTGTGCGGCTGAACGGCGGGACGGTCGCCGAGGGAATGAAGATCACGGGCACGACCGCGCATGCCGCCACCACCCAGGTGATCGACCTCGTCGAGATCGACTTGTCGAACGATTACCTCGAGCTCATGGCGTACCAGACCACTGCTGGCGCCCTGAACACGGTGTTTAACGGGAAGCTTCCGACGTTCACCGCCAGGTGGGCGTGCGGGTCGGGGAACGTCGTCGCCCACCCTGGGACACCCCGCACGTGGACCGCCGCTGACCTGATCTCCGCCGACGACACCACCGGCGGCAGGATCCCGCTGAATGTCCACATCGGTGATCTGATCCACTGGCTGAACTATCCGCCTATCGCCAGGATCACCAGCCAGGGCACGGCGCAGACAATCCCGTCAGGGTCGGGCACCTGGACGAGCATCAACATGCCAGGCGAGACGGTCGACAACTACGCCGGCCACAACCCCGTCAGCAACAACAGCCGCTACGTGTGCCAGCGCGCCGGGCTGTACTTCGTCGCCGGGCTCGTCGCAGTCGGGGAGACCGCTGCGAACGTCGGCTACCGGGCGGCTCGGCTGCTGCACACGATCGCCGCTGGCGGCACCGCGATCTATCAGGGCGGGTCGTCGATCCCTGCCGCCACATCAACATCCGGGACGGCGCTGTACGCGTCCGGCTGGGTTCGCATGGCGGTGGGCGATTACGTCGAAGTGCAGATGCAGCACACGCAGGGTGCCGCGCTGAGCGTGCGCACCGGCGCGGGCGACTGCGCGAAGTTGATCGCCGTGTGGAGGAAGAGCTGATGCCGGTCCCGCAGATCCCTGACTTCCGGCCGGGTGTGGTGGTCGGCACGGTGCCCGATGTGCTGAACGAGTTCCTTCGCGACCCGATGACAGCGCTGTTGGATCCGCCCTCGTTCGTGGCCAGGCGAACGTCCGCGTGGAACCTTACCGAGAACGTCCACCAGAACGTCCCGTGGGACTCCGTCAGCGAGGACTCTCACAGCGGGTGGGTGTCCGGTGCGGTCGTCGGCGGCGGCGCGTCCTCGACGCTGTCAGTGGCCGCGGCGGTCGCTGACAACTCCATTACCGTCGCCTCAGCTGCGTCGTTCTCCTCCGGCGACTGGATCCGCATCGACACCGGCGCGAACGCCGAATACCGGCGGATCTCCGCGCCGGCGGGGAACGTCCTCACCTTCTCGGCGACGGGCGGGGGTACGGGCCTGGCGCGCACGCATTCGATCGGCGCGGCGGTGACGGAGGTCGACGGCGACCCGACCCGGTACACGGTCCCGGACGGCTGGTCCGGCTGGTGGCTCGTCGACGCGGTCGTGTCCCTGTCCGGCACAGGGGCGGCCGGCCTGGTGGCCATCCCTGGGGTGTCGGTGAACAACCAGTCGCAGACCGGAGAGGGCAACGCGTGGGAGGGCTGCGAGCCGTTTGTCCCGACCGGCGCGAGCACCGAGCCCAAGCACGCCAACGGGACCTGGCGGATCTACGCCGCCGAGGGCGAACGCGTGCAACTCGACCTGTGGTTCAGCACCGAATCCGCGATCACGGCGGCCGATGTGACCACCGGCCGCGAGTGCCGCATCGGCTTGGTCTGGGACGGCGTATGACCACGACAACTCACCACCGCGCCCACATGATGAGGGGGCGACGTGGCCGATGAGCCATCCAATGGCGAACTACAGCGGCTCATTGAGCGCAACCACCTCGAGGTCCGCGACGACTACGCGGGGATCCTCGCCCGGTTGGATCAGTTCGTCCTGCGGGAGGTGTACCTCGCCGACGAGCGCCGCCGCGACACGCGCTTCGAGACGATCGAGGAGGAACTCAAACGGGCCCGATCCACTCGGGCGCTCATGGCGACGCTGGCGGTCACGGCTTTCATCGCCCCGATTGTGGTGGGTGTTGTGGTGTGGCTGGTGACTCGGGGCTTGTCGTGAGCGGGCCGCACCGGTTCCGGCGGCGGGCGACGTGGCAGTACGTGCCGGTTGCGGTGCTGGTGCTGGTGCTGGTCGGTGGGGTGGCATGGGGATTGTCGACACTGGCGGCGCAGAGCCAGCGCAATGCCCGACTGGAACGGGATGTGTCGACGCTGGCTGAGCAGGTGCGTGCTCTGGGCGGCGTTCCCGCGGTCTCCCCGCAGCCCGGCCCGTCCGGCGCTCCCGGCCCGTCCGGCGCCTCAGGGCCTCCAGGGCAGCCGGGGGCCACCGTCACAGGCCCGCCGGGGGGCAAGGGCAAGACGGGCGCTTCCGGGGCCCCAGGGGCGCCAGGAGCCACCGTCACCGGTCCGCCCGGCGCTCCGGGCAAAGACGGGGCGGACGGCAAGGACGGCGCCGACGGCAAGGACGGAGAGCAGGGACCACCCGGACCCGCAGGGGCGCCGTGCGAAGACGGCTACCACAAGGAGACCGTCACCGTCCTCACCGCCGGCGGACCACGCGAGACCTCGACATGCGTACGAGATTGAGGAGGGACATGTCCAGCGAAGAAAGCGACCTGGTGCTCGAGCACGTGAACCAGGCACCAGCAGGACCCACCGAGAGCGACGAAACCAAGGTGCTCGAAGGCCTCGGGTACGCCCTCAACCCGGCCACCGGCGTGTACGAGGGAGGCGACCCCGATGGCGACGAGTAGCCAGATGCTCGCCGCGGCCCGGACAAACCTCGGGTTGCGTGGCCGGCCGAACACAATCACCCGCGCGTACGCCAGCCGGAACGGCGACGCGTTCCTCAACGCCGCCTGGTGCGACATGGCCGTCACCTACTGGGCGCGTAAGTCCGGTGCGACGTCGGCGGTCCTGCCGAAGGGCGACCGGGCTTACACGGTGTGGCACGCCCAGGACTTCCAGGCCGCCAAGCGCTGGTACACCGGGACGAAGGCGAACGTCGACAAGGCCAAGCCCGGCGACGTCATCTTCTTCGACTGGGGCGGGTCGGACAGCGTCGGCGCGATCGATCACGTGGGGGTCGTTGAGAAGACGCTTGGCGGTGGCCGGGTGCAGACGATCGAGGGCAACACCGGCGACGCGTGCGCCCGCCGGGTCCGCTCCTACGTCGACATCGCCGGGTACGGACGCCCGGCCTACACTGCGCCGAAGCCGCTGAAGCCCACGGCGCGGTACCCGTTCAAGGCCTCAACGCTCATCCGCAAGGGCTGGAACGACAGCGAGGGCGTACGGGTCGTGCAGAAGCGACTCAACGAACTCGGCTCACGGCTGGTGGTCGACGGCGACTTCGGCCCTCGCACCGAGACGGCCGTGCGTGCCTTCCAGAAGAAGAAGCGTCTGGTGGTCGACGGCATCGTGGGCCCGAAGACCTGGGCGAAGCTGTTCGGCTGACCATGCCTCGGATGCTCGGACGGTACGAGTCACCCGGCTGCTGCCCAGGGTCAAAGCAGGGCTACGGTCCCGGCCCGGACTGCTCAGGCTCCGAACGCAGCACCCGCAAGCGCAAGCGATTCGAGAAGCGCACATGGCGACGTGAGGCCACCAACGAACTCACGCGGTCCGACAAGGACTGACCCCGCTCAACCTTCCGCCCCGGTCCAGATGGCCGGGGCTCTCGCATGCCCAGGAGGCATCGTGAAGCCTGTCCGGATCTTCGGCCTCGAGCCGGCTGCCATCCTCTACGCGGTAAACGCCGCTGTCGCCCTGCTCGTCTCGTACGGACTCGACCTCACACGGGACCAGGTGAGCGCCGTAACCGTCATCGTCACGGGCGTGCTCGCCGCTGCCGTCGCCGCGCTGACCCGGCCCGTGGTGGTGTCCACCATCACCGGTGCCGCAGCGACGGTACTCACCGCCATGGCCGCGTTCGGCTTCGAGCTCACCGCCGACCAGATCGGCGCGACTGTCACCGCGCTGTCGATCGTGCTGGCGCTGCTGCTGCGGCAGAACGTGTCGCCGACCCCCGTCACCACGCGCGCGTAGCGACGGCCTTCTTAGGGGCAACCCCTGAAAAGACTGGGCGTCCACACGAGACGGGCCCCGCACCTCCACACGGAGGAGCGGGGCCCGCTTCGTCATGTCCGGGGTTCAGTCGTTCACCGCCGGCTCCTCCGGTAGTCCGCCCACTGCCGGGTGAGTGCGGCATGCTCGGCGACCCACGCCGCGGCGTTGACATCGCGGCGTCTGCTCCACCGCTCAGCGAACGCGTCGGCGAACAGATCCTTCGCGGCCGGGTCGGCGGCGGTCCACGAGGGGAACTGGGCGACCCACCGCGCGGCCTCAGCGGGCGTGTGGCCGGCCTTGAGCAGCCACGGGATGAGCAGCCCCATCTCCACCCACGCAGCGCCGCGTGAGGTGAACGCCCAGTCGACGACGTAGGCGTGACCGTCCTCGGTTATGAGCAGGTTGGTGGCGTTCACGTCGGTGTGCAGGAGCGCCTCACCGGCCATCGGCGTCACGTCGTCGGCGACGGATTCCCAGCGTCTTTCGACCCGCATGGTGACCACGTCCGGGCAGGGCGTGGCCTGGAGCGCATCGAGGACTTTCGCCAGGATGGCCAGGTCCGGGGATCCGGGTGAGAAGTCGGCGTGCCGTCCGTCGACGTGCTCGAAGCCGAGAACGAGCCACCCCCCGGCTTCCGCGGTCCATAGAAGCCGGGGGGCGAACTCGGTCACGTGCGGGTTGATCCTGGCCTCGTTGCGCAGCGACCGGACCTCCGGGCCGTCCTTGTCCGGCGACATCATCCGGGCTGCCTTGACGAATAGCCGCCCGCTCACGGCGTTCACGGTGGCGGCGATGTCGGCGTGGTTCCCGGTCGGCGAGGACTCGACTCGGTGGATCGGGCCGGTATGCGCCTTGATCGCGCCAAGCACCTCGGGGGGCAGGTCAGTCCAGTCGCTACGCATGAGACCCCTTGTCAGAACCGGATGGTGAGCGGACCGTCCGACACCAGGCCGTCCCAGCTACCCATCGGCACCAGACCGCCCATGTCGTTGCACTCCGGCGGGCAGCAGGTGGAACCGGCCTCGTCGTCCCAGAACTCAGGATCGACGTACACGCCGGTCGCCTGCAGGTACGGGATGGTACGGGCGAGGGCGGCTCCGGACCGGATGTCGTCATCCATCACGGGCCGGTGGTGGATCATCGAGCCCGCGAACGCCAGGCTCATCGGAAGGTACACCTCGGTGCGCTGGAGCGCCCCGTGCCACGCCTCATCGACTGGCCGGGTCGGGACGATCCTGACGTAGGCGGCGGGGTCCTTGCGCTCCTCCCGGCGGATCTGGCCGGCCGCCTTCAGGTAGACGAGCATCTGACCGACGACGCGATCGGTGTAGGCGTGGGAGGTGTGGTGCTTCTTACGGAAGTCCTGCGTGAGCAGGTCGAACGCCCAGGCGGGGATCAGCTCGCGGGGGTCCTTGACGGCCGTGGCCGCCTTGTCGGTTGCGACTAACACGGTTCCTCCTTCTCACCGTCCGGCCTGCTGCCGGACGGAGCTGGCGGACGGGCGCGGCCCCAGATGAGTGACGACGTGACCGTCGGTCGCTGGGACCGCACCCTCGTAGGTAACCAAGCGTTGAGCGGCGGCGCGGGACCCTGGGGAACACGACACAGCTGTTCCACCCGCGCCGCCGCCGTCTATCCTCCCCCGACCCTGAGGCGGGTGCGGTCCCGACTGATGGGGTCGACCTGACTACCGGTCGCCGGAACCGCACCCGCGTAAAGGGTCGTACGGCCCGGCGTCAGGATGTGCCCCGGGCGACGCCGAGCCGTACGAGCGCAGGACGGCCGCGGGGGTCGGCCCGTTCCTGCGCCTTCCCGGGAGATCCGATCCCGGGGGATGAGCGGGCGCGCTGCCCCGCGCCGTTCGACAGCACGCCCACGACTGCAAATCCATGAGATGCCCACGGGTTACCGCCGGTCCGTGGACGTGGATGCGGTGGTCTGCTCCAGCCGCTCCTTGTGGGTCTGGATGTCGGCCAGGCCGGTGGTGATGGCCTCGGGCGGGATCGCGTCGCCGAGCACCTCGCCCGGGTCGGTGAACACCGGCCGGAGACTTGTCCATGTCGACGGCGGGGGAATGTTGTCCCAGGCAGCGTCTCCGGCCGGGTCGAGTCGGCAGCGCGCGATCAGCCCCTCGTACATGTATGCCGTGCGGACGAAGCTCAGCGCGACTCGGTGAACCAGGCCGCGCGCCATGGCCGGTGCAGACGTGAGCGCGTCCACGACCTCATCGAGGGCGAGCTCGTAGTCGTCTGTGACACCGCACGCGCCGGCACCTGCTCCGCTCACCACAGTCCACGAGTACAGCCGTGGCGGTTCCCAGGGTCGTTGAGGCATGCCGCGACGCTAAATCGGACATCGCACAGTAGGGGACATGGTTCATGTCCCCTACTTCAAACCAGCAGGCCAACCCGATCGGCGAGTTCATGCGCCTCGCGCCGGAGCTCTTGCGGCCCTTCGGTCAGCTCCAGCACCATCCGGCGCGCGTAGCCGTTGTAGCGGATCGTCTCGGGCGCGGCGACGTAGGCATCTTTCAGCGTGCTGAGCATCGCCGCGGGGTCGTCGCCGACCTGCCACGCCCTCGCAACCTCGATCAGATGTCGGCCGCGGCGTGGTTGAGAGGGAATGGCCGCACCCGCGCTGCGCCGGGCCTGCCGCGCGCTCTCCGCTCCCTGCCGCAACTCCACAGCGACCGTCACCGCGTGGGCCTGCATAATCACCCGGGAGAACGACGTCATCGGATCGTAGTGGTCGCTGGGCAGGTTGCTTGCGACTGCGTCAGCCTGCTCCCACCATCGCCACGCCGTGCCCTTCTCGCCCGCCCTAGCGGCCGTGTACGCGGCCTCGAAGTGCAGGGCACCCCACATCGCACGTAGGTCGTCGTCGGCGTCGCGCATACCCGGCCGGAGGACGTCCAACGCTTGGCGGTTGAGCGTCTCCGCAGCCTCGAAGTCGCCGGCGTCACGGTGCGCCTGCACCAGAAGCCACACGGCGCCGCCGAACGTCTTCAGGTCCTCGGATTCCTCGGCGGCCATAACGGCCCGCTCGGCGACGCGCCATAGCAAGTCGGCGGCCGGCTGGTAGGCGACGAAGAACTGGGCGAGGTTGTAGGTCTGCGCGAGGATCGCCAGTGCGCGCCGCCGGTCGGCACCGTCGAACGCTCGGACGGCATACCGACCATCGCGAATCATGTCGGGGAGGAGCCCACCGAGCACGGTCCGATGGTCGGGAGACGCATGCCGGGTCCGCCATGCGGCATCAAGCCGGGCCTGAAGGTACTCCAGGGACGGAGGCCGACCCGGGGTGGGCAGAGCGATGCTGTTGACCGCGTTCCGTACGGCCGGGAGCGCTGGGTGCCCGGGGCCGGTGAGCAACGTCATCGGCATCGACTGGTCGCCCGTGAGGTGGGAGAGGTCCCGGACCTTCAGCACCTCGGCGAGGCGGATCAACACCGGCAACTTCGGCTGCTGCAGCTGGCCCGATTCGATGGCCTTCACCCAGCGGCCCGACCTGCCCACCAGGCCGCCGAGGGCCTCGCGGGATAGACCACGCCTCTGGCGGAAGAACTTGACCCGCTGTCCGACAGTCAGATCCGGGTTGGCGGGATCCGTGTTAGCGTCATGCATAGGCCCTGCACCTTCCCTGAAGCCTCAACAACCTCAGGTTACGGTGTGGGGCCTAAGCATTACAGGGCTTCTCGCACAGCACGACGGTCCCCGCACACAGCGTGACGTCAGGGAGTGGGGCCAAGTCCGTGTGAGATGCACCAGGCGCTCACCGTGGCATTGGCCGACAGCGCGTTCGCGTTGTCGATCGGCGACCGCAGTTGCTCGCCGGAGAACTTCTCAGACGCCTCCCGCAGCGCGTCGACATCGCTGGACCCCGCGGATGCTCTGGCGGACCGGGCCGCTTCGAGTGCCGCGTTCATGTCGGCGCCGGCCGCGTCGGAGTCGGCGGCGTGCTGGCACGCTGCGATGGTCGACGTGTCGAAGGTCGGGCTGGGGTCCGCGTCGGTCACCGTGACGGCCGGTGGGGCGGGCTCCTGACCGGAGTTCGCCGAGCAGGCTGTGAGGGCGAGCGCGGCGGTGAGGATGGCGAGGGCTTTGCGCATGCGGGTCTCCCGGGGGAAGAGGGCTGACCCGTGAGACGCGCGATGTTGGCGGCTGGTTGGCGTCCAGATCCGGCCGTGCGCGCAACAAGTCCCCTTAGACGCCACGACGCCCCGCCGGTCACTAGGACCGCGGGGCGTCGTACGGGGTGGTGGTGCTCAGGCAGCGCGGCCCGCTGCGACCAAGCGGGTCAGGACCGCTATGAACGCTTCAGCCTCATCGAGCGTGAGCTTGGTGTAGGCGTCCAGGTCGTGCTCGGCGTTGAAGCGCACCATCTCGATGGTGGGCTGCGGGTCGTCGACGTGCTGCCCGAGGTAGGCCGTCAACTCGTCGGGGTGCGTCTTCATCCGCGCTTCGGTGAGCTGCGGGATCGCGGTGTCGCGGGGCAGGGAGACGACCCGGCGGGGGCCGTAGTGGAACTCGTCGTCGGTGCTGTGGTCGACGATGCACCACTCGGCGCAGGTTGTCTCTGTAAGCTTCTCGACCATGGGGGTTGAGCCTCCGATACCAGGTTAGATCCCCTAGGGCCCGTTTCCGGTGTTTGCCGCACCGGGCGGGCCCGCTTTCGTCGTTCTGTAGGTATGACGCCGGGGACACCTAGATGGTTCACACTAAGTTCCGGTATTTTGTTCCGCATGGACGCACAGGAAGCGCTGGAGAAGCTGGAAGCGGCAGCGCGCCGATTCCGGCGAACGAAGAAGGCACACAACGACGCGCGTGAGGCAGCCGCGAAGGCTGTGCTGGAGGCGCTGGCGGCCGGCGCCCGACCGACCGATGTGGCCGCAGCGGCTCCGTTCACGGACACCTACGTGCGGAGGATCGTCCGAGAGGACAAGGAGCGTCGCGAGCGCGAGGAGGCCGAAAACTGACCGGTCACCCAGGTTTCCCAGATGGGAAACCTAGAGCCAGAGGCTCGGGAACACAGCGGCTGATCACCTTCCCGGCGCCGGGGAAGTAATCGCGAAGAAGGTCCTCCTCACGGCTGGCCCTGTTCTCGTCCACGTGTTGGGACCGGTAGGCGGTCACCCAGTCCCGCACCATCTCGCGCACGTCCCCGATCACCATCGCAAACTCGCGCGCGAACCAGACAGCACCGAATGACACCACGGTGACCCCGGTGAGCAACTCAGCGAAATCTGACATCTCGTGTCCCCCTTGCTCTCGCATTAGTTGGACGCTCAAAAGAGGCGACCCGCCTACCCCGAAGCGGGTCGCCTCTCAGTTCATCGCCTTCTCTTGCGCGCAGCCGACGACCTCGATCGTGAGGCGGTGGTCCGCGAGCGCGGCCGGGTCTTCGCGCGCATCGTCCGCCGCGGCTTGGACGCCTTCTCGGTCAGGTGCGTCGCCAGCGTCGCCAGCAGCAGGGTCAGCACGATCGCCAGCGTGGAGATCAGCGCCAGACCGAGCTGAGTCACCAGAGCGAGCGTCGTCGCTCCGGATCCGGCGGTCGCTGCCCAGGCCGCGCCGGCCTGCTTCCACTCGGACATGGCGCGATTGTGGGACCGGACGCGGGTTCCGTCGCGGCGGGTGTAGCTGTGAACGCGGGCGGTTCTCTTGGCCGTGGACATGATCATTTCTCCTTCTGTTCCTCGGGTTTGGCCCTCTACCGTCGACCCCCGCTGTAGAGGGGGATCTCTACTGCGGTAGATGGAGGGGTAGGACGCCGCTGACCTGCGAGGTAGGCACGCGTAGAGGGGATAGCCCGCAGCCCACTCCCGAGCCCCTACAGGCCCGTTTTCGGGGGTCACGACGGACGCTCGAAACTGTCGGCCGCCGTCATCAGATCGGACTTGTGGTAGCCGTTCCGGTTGACACCCTTGATCTTCACCTGGGTCGTTGACCGCTGCACTCCGGCCATCGCGAGTTCCTCGGCGAGCCGCTCCGGAGACCAGTCGCCGTAGCTGTCCTCGTCGTAGTTGACGAGGCGGTTCAGCAGGTCGGTGGTGTGCATCTTGTCGGCGCTGCGCATCAGGTTCAGCGCGTCCGACAGCACCTGTGGGATCGTGCCGAGCACGGCCGCGGTGAGCGCCTCGTCAGCGGCGTCGCCGGTGAGGGTCCCGGCTGCGGCACGCAGCGTCCGGCCTCGCTCGCAGATCCGCATAAACGCGGGCAGGTTGAGGTAGTCGTGCTTGACGATCACGTGGTTGTCGGCCCCGAGCGACAGCACACCGACGCCCTTGTGCTCCTCCGCGAGGATGCTCGCATCGGCGCCCTGAGCGGCCCGACCCTTGCCGAGCACCATGTCGGAGCTGGCGCGATCCACGACCTGAGTGCAGAAACGGATGCTGACGATGTCCCGCAGCCGAGTCGGCACCGAGTCCGCGTCCGGACGCTGGGACGCGAAGTTGCAGATGAACCCCGCGGCCGGCCCACGCCGGGCGATGCGGCACAGGCGGTCGATAAGCCTGTCCTTGCGCTTCTGGTCGCTGATCGCGGTGAGGTATTCCTGCAGCTCATCGATCGTCACCATGGTGATCTGGAGCCCGTACCGCTGGCAGATCTCCGGGGTCAGCTTGGCGTCCGGCTGCGACATCATCGGGATCTTCCGCAGCTTCGCGTACGCGGCTTCCATGTCGTCGATGGCCTCGTCGAGCATGGCCTCGAGGCCGTAGATGTCCTCCTCCTCGGCACCGACCACGTACCGGTGAGCGACCAGGCCGATCGGCCGCCAGTCGCTACCGCCCTTCCCGTCCGCCAGGTAGTGCTTGACCGACGGATCCAGCACCCCAGCCGACACGGGAAGCCGCTGACCTGCGGTCTTACCGCGCCTCATGAGGCCGCCGTAGAACGCCGACTGCCACAGGAACAACGCCCGCACCGGGTTACCGCGAGCGTCCCGACCCAACGGCACCGGCTTCCAGATGTCGAAGGACTCCAGCTCCTCCAGCGGTGAGGGGTGCGGGTCGTCCAGGTAGGGGTCATCGTCGGACACCCACACCGACAGCCGGCCAGCGTGCCCGCCACGGGCAGCGCGGACCCGCCGCAGGTCAAGCTGGATCTCGTCCACGCCGAGCTCTGCGGCGAGCTGGTCCCGCTTGGCCAGCACGTCCTTGGCCGACTTGCCGCTGCCTCGGGGGAGGTCGATGACCGCTGCCCAGCTGGTGAGGGTGTCACGCATCGGCCGCTGGACCATGACCAGGCGGGGTGCGTTCTCGTCTTCGTCCTTGCCTTTGAGCAGGCCGACAGCCCGGAACGCCTCGTTGAGGTCTTCGGCGCTCAGATCAAGCTGAATCGGCAGGTCAGGGGCATCGAGGACCCCGTGCTCCTCGGCGGGGCCACCCCACCAGGCCGCCACACCGAGCGCCATCACCCCTTCGACGAGGAGCGCCGGCGGGAACATGGCAGCCTCAACGGCCATGATCCCAGCGGTGACCAGGGTCGTGCCGCCGGTAATGGCGCCCCGGATACGCACGCGCTCGTTGCGGTGGGCGAGCAACGCCAGGTAGGTGGCGGGGTCCTGCTGCGCGATCGCGGCCCGGCGCAGCGGCCGGGCCTCCCAGTCGAACACCCAACCCAGCAGCGCCGCGACGCCGCGCGCCGTGCCGACGACTCCGCGGACCACGATGCGGACGGTGTACTTCGGGCTGCGGATCGCGTGGAACGCGAGCATGTGCTTCGCCCACCGCGTCCGCCACTCGATGTAGGCCTCGATCCCGGCACGGCTCGTCGCCCACACCGGCAGCAGGGCCGGCAGTTCCCGCTCCTCGAACTCGACGACCACGCCCTCGAGCGGCTCGACGGCCTCGGACTCAGGTACGGCGAGTACACCGTCACGAGTACGCACTTCATCGTCAGGTACGCCGTGCTCTACGGACTCAGAAGCGGGCTCGGTCTTGTGCAGCACAACGACATTGCCGCGGGTCTCGTCTTCGGGGCCCTGAACGGGCATGCTGGGGTCTCCTCTGTTGAGGACCTGGCCCCGGGCGTCTCTCTGGTAGGTGAACCCGGGGCCAGGTACGTGTCAGGTACGGATGAGCGTCTTCAGGTACGCGCGGATCTCATCGGCCTTGTCCTGGCCGACGCGCATGCGCTCCTTGATGGCGCGGAACGACGGCAACACACCGGCCGCGAGCTCCTTGGCGAACACCTTGGCGGCCTGTACCTGGTCCGTACCTGGCTCAGGTACATCACCCGCGAGATCGATCGCGGCGAGCCGCGCCACCCGGGGGAGCCAGACGACCGCCGGTCGGGTCCACGTCCTCATCGGGGCGTCGGAGAACCGCGTCCCGGTGCCTCGGACCACGGTGATGTGGACGGGCGAACGGCCGGCCTTGGCCGCGGCCTTCGCCAGCTTCTCCGCGCGCCTGGCCGCCTTCTGGGCCTCCCGTGCATGCCTCCTCCGCCGCAGCTCGATGACCGCTGCTGACCATGCGGCATCCACGGTGGCGTGACCGTCGCGGATGCTGAGCGACCGGGCGACCCACGTCGTGCGGGGGTACTGCGTCCACCGGGCCAGACCGAACCGCGGACGGGACTCGGGCAGCTTCCCGTCCGCGCGCAGCTTCCGCCGGTGGATCAGCAGCGTGTACAGCTCCCACAACGCGATGCCCGCGAGGGACATCACACCGAAGGAAGCGGCCTTGGGAGTCGGCTCGGTCAGGGCCTGGTGTGCGGGGAGCGCGTGCCAGTAGTTCATCAACGCCGCGGCGGACGCGAACAGCCATGTCGCGACCCGGAAGATCGTGCCCTGGTCGCCGTCCTGGCGGGCCTGGTGGTACATCCACCCGCAGAACGCCGTCGACAACTCCCAGCCCGCAGCGAACACGAGCCCGCCGGCCAGCGGCCACTCCAGCGTCCCGGTCGCGAACCCGAGCTGACCGATCCACGCGACGGTCATCGGCGCCAGGATCGGACCGGCGATTATCACCCGGCGGCCGACGGTCGGCGCGAGTTCGGCCAACCGTGCCGCGAACGCCGCACGGGCCGCCCGGCGCTTGGCCCGCTTCTCCGCCGTCTCCTGCGCGCGGGCCGCCTTGCGCTCACGGTCGAGTGCGTCCTGCTCTCGCTGCTGCTGCAGCCGGAGGCCGGCCTCACGGGCCCGCATCTCCACGGCAGCCTCACGGTCAAGCCGTGCCTGCTCGGCACGCTCCCTGAGGAGCGCAGCGCGGCGGGTCGTCGGCTGAACCTCGGTCGGCGTGCTCATCGTGGCTCCTTGTTCGGCTCTGAATCTCGTGGGCGGACGACGCGAAGGGCTAGCGCGGAGGCGAAGAGCGCCCAGGCCAGGAGGCCGATCAGCATCAGCAGCGGAACGTCCACGTCGGACAGCCACGCCACCTCGAGCGCGGGTGTCACGACATGCATGAGCAGCAGGACGATCAGCACCGTCGCGACTCGGCGGATCATCGTCCGTCCAGTTCTGAGGGGAGATCGGCGACCGCGGTCTTCAGGTCGTCGATGGTCTTCGCGCGCATCGTCACCTCGAGCCGGTCTTCGAGCTCGCTCTGGTTCAGGCGGCCGGCCTCGAAGTGCGCGCGTAGGGCGTTGGCGAAGATGTCCCGCTCGGTGTCGCCGATCCTCGGGCCGGACCGGTAGCCCTCGAGGAGCTGCGCCACGGTCGGCGCCTGGTTGCGCAGCTCGGCGCGACGTGCCTCGACCGCGGCTTGATGGCGCCACCACCGGCGGATCTGGTCGTACGTGGCCGCTGCGCAGCCCAGCGTGGACAGCAGCGGCAGGATCACCGGGACGGTCACGGTGTTGACGCAGGCCTGATATCCGCCGTACACCAGAGCGCCGACCATCGTCAACGACAGCGTGCTCTCGACGACGTCTCTGCCGTTCATTGGTCGTCCTCCTCGTCGGTGGGGCAGTTCCGGAGGGCGGGGAGCACGGCCGCCAGGGTGACCGCCATTGCGACCGCCCCGGTCTCGATGGCGCCCCTGGGGGACAGGTCCAGGAACGCGCCGAGCACCATGCCGGTGACGGCCATCAACCCGTTGAGCAAGAGCGCCTGGGCCTCGTACCTCAT